ATGTCAATGAGCATCTGGATAAGACCGATGGACCGATTCCTGTGTTCGAGATCTTTATTGTGTGGCAGGTGAAGGTGCTCCAGAACAATAAGGCCCTGCTCAGTACTACACTGCCTGATGGTATGTACTATGAGCTTACCTATAATGGGGATAAGCAGGAGCTTTATCTGGATGCCTATAAGAAGTTTGAGAATGTTTGTATTCCGGTGGGAGGTTAATGATGTGAGTGACTTCCACAAGAAGAAGGCCGAGAAAAAAGCTGAGATCACCTATAATCTCACCAATGCTCAGATCGCTGCACTTGAGAGCGAGGCATATGCAAAGGGTGTGGCGAAGGGTGTGATCGAGGGTATACACTGCAGTGTAGGTGCAATGTGTAAGGTGCTCCACATCTCTTATGGTTGGGGTCGCGGAAGGATACCGGATCTATGTGACCGTGTGCTTGGTATGCTGAGTCATGCCGGAGGGCCTAACGTGTTGAGCATTGATGAGATGAAACAGGCAGCTTATGATTGGGGCAATATCAAAGACATCGAGTTTAAAAGAAGAAAATAAAGGCAGAGACCTCAGAGAAATCTGGGGTCTTCTTTTTTGTGCTAACGAACATATTTTGTAGATTTATGTACGTTAGCGGCGCCAGTACTCAAGGATAGAGAACCGGAAGGGCATTTCGGTACAATATTTCTATGACGAACAAGGAGGGAGGCTTATGGCAGACTGGCAGGCCATTAAGGCAGAGTATATCACAACAGATACCAGCTACCGTAAGCTGGCGAAGAAATATGGGATCTCCCATGTGCAGATTGGCAACGTGGGAAAAGAGGAGAATTGGGTAGAACTCCGTAAACAATATTTGGACGAGGCTTTGGCAAAGACAGTGGATAATGCCCTGGATGAGCGCGTGGATCGAATGACCAGAGTGATGGATTTGACCGATAAGCTGCTGGATAAGATTGAACAGGCCATCAACGAGGTGGATATCACACTATTTAAGCATGTTGATAAGACCAAAGTGATTGAATATAACAACGCTGAGCGTCCGGACAAGCCCACAAAAGAGACCGTACACGAGGAAGAAAAGGTGCTGGAGGTCAAAACGATCATCGACAGGGCAGGCCTGCGGCAGATAACAGCAGCCCTCAAGGATATTAAAGAGGTTCAAATGCTCAAATCTGAGCTTGACCGTAAGGAACAGGAGGCCAGAATTGCCAACCTGCAGAAGCAAGTTGAGAAAGATGATGATTCGGCCAATGCTCCTACTCTTGTGATCACGGGACTGCCGGAGGAGTTCAAAGTATGAGCACGATAGATTTAAGCCAGATCAGCGATAAGCAGTATAAATTCCTGTCATCCAAAAGGAAACACGTTGGCTTTGGCGGTGCTCGTGGCGGTGGTAAGAGCTGGTCAGTACGTACCAAGGCAAAGATTCTGGCGGCAAATTATGGCGGCATTAAGATTCTGATCGTGCGTCGGACCTTCACTGAATTAGAGAATAACCATATCAATTTCCTGTTGGATGAACTATACGGTCTTGCAAAGTATAACACCACAAAGAAGGTATTTACATTTCCTAATGGCAGCACTATTAAGTTTGGATACTGCAATAACGATAAAGACCTAGATCAATACCAGGGCGCAGAGTTTGACATTATCTTTCTGGACGAGGCCACGCAACTGCAGGAGATGTGGATTAAGAAGATAACTGCTTGCTTACGTGGTGTAAACAACTTTCCGAAGCGTATCTATTATACCTGCAACCCCGGAGGAGCCAGTCACGGCTATTTTAAGAGGTTGTTTATCGATAAGAGTTATGAAGTTGGCGAGGATCCGGAAGATTATGATTTTATTCAGGCACTGGTTACAGATAACAAAGCACTCATGGAGAGTCAACCAGACTACATAAAACAGCTGGAAGCATTGCCGCCAAAGCTGAAAGAGGCGTGGCTTTATGGCAGATGGGATATATTTGAGGGGCAGTTTTTTGAGGACTTCCGCATGACTCCGGATATCCAGAAATGTGCAGATGCAGGTATTACACCGGAGCAGGCACTACAACAGCACCGGTGGACGCATGTTATTGAGCCATTTGACCTTAATAGTGGCGAGTGTAGGGGCTGGAATATCATGCGCAGCTACGACTTCGGATACAATAAGCCGTTTTCCCTAGGCTATTGGGCGGTGGATTATGATGGTGTGCTCTACAGGATCATGGAGATGTATGGCTGCACACAGACACCGGACGAGGGCGTTAAGTGGTCGCCAGACGAACAGTTCCGTCGTATTCGTGAGTTTGAGCAGACGCACCCGTGGTTAAAGGGCAGGAATATTGTGGACAGCGTGGCAGATCCGGCTATATGGGACAGCAGCAGGGGCGAGAGCATCGCAGATACGGCCATGAAGTACGGCATTTACTTCTCGCCGGGTGACCATCAGCGCATACCAGGGTGGATGCAGGTGCATTACCGGCTCCAATTTGATGAGAATGGGTATGCCAGGATGTATGTATTTAACAACTGTAAGGCATTTATTCGTACCATGCCGCTGATGATGTACTCTGAGACGCACCCTGAGGACCTGGACACGAAGCTGGAAGACCACTGCCCAGACGAGGTGCGCTATATGTGCATGTCGCGGCCCATATCACCCATTATGCATGTGGAATCTAAACCGATTATCTCTGATCCGCTGGATCAGTTTAAAAAATGAAAGGAGATAACATGGAGCAAAGTAAGATTGAGACCAAAGAGACCAAGGCACCAGAGGCAATGGCTGTAGCAGCTATCCAGCCTGTGGGATCTGAGCAGCTGAAGAAGTTCGACATGATCTTGCAGAAGTACATCGCAGGCAAGAAGCCTACCGACACACGTATTATCGAGAGCGAGAACTGGTGGAAGCTGCGTAATAGTATCGAGGAGAAGAAGGAGACCGAGATAGGCAAGGACGGAGGCTTCAAGAGTGTATCTGGATGGTTGCATAACGTAATCGTGAGTAAGCATGCCGATGCTGTTGAGGCATATCCGGAGCCTAATATCCTGCCGAGGGAGAAAGATGATAGAGGCGAGGCACATAAGCTGTCCCAGATCATTCCCTGCGTCCTGGAACAGAATAACTTCGACGAGACCTATTCAGATGCATGGTGGCAGAAGTGCAAGAGCGGTACAGGCGTTTATAAGATCACTTGGGACAGCGGTAAGCTGAACGGCCTGGGTGATATCAGCATTGAGAATGTCAGCCTGCTAAACCTGTTTTGGGAGCCTGGCGTGACAGATATCCAGAAAAGCCGGTATTTCTTTCATGTGGAACATGAGGAAAAGGACATTCTGGAGCAGAGATATCCGCAGCTTGAGGGTAAGCTGAAAGGAAAGTCTGTCATCACCAGCGAATTCGATACCGATGATACGGTGGATAATAGCAATAAGGTGGCAGTGATTGACGTGTATTACCATAAGTATGTGAATGGTAAGAAGACGCTGCAGTATTGTAAGTATGTCAATGACCAGGTGCTGTTCGCCACAGAGAATGAAACAAAGACTGTCACGGACGAAATGGGTCGGACGGTTAAACCGTCTATGGCAGAACGCGGTCTGTATGATCATGGCCTGTATCCCTATGAGTTTGATACGCTGTTCCCGGTGGAAGGTTCACCGTGTGGCTATGGTTATATTGACATCTGCAAGAATCCGCAGACTGAGATTGACCTGTTAAAGACTAGCTTTGTAAAGAATGCCATGGTGGGTGCTATCCCTCGTTATTTCAAACGCCAGGGCAGCGGTATCAATGAGCAGCAGTTCCTGGACCTCTCTAAACCTCTGGTTGATGTTACAGGCAGTATGGATGAGAACGCCGTGCGCCGCATCGACTTTGTGCCGCTTGATCCGGTATATGTGAACATGCTGGACCGCACTATCCAGGAGCTGAGGGAAACCAGCGGTAATACAGAGACCAGCACCGGCAATATCAGCAGCGGTGTAACTGCTGCATCTGCTATTGCTGCACTCCAGGAGGCCAGCGGTAAAGGAAGCAGAGACAGTACCAACTCTGCATACAGATCCTTTGCTCGTATCGTGAACCAGGTTATTGAGCTTATTAGACAGTTCTATGACATGCCCCGTCAGTTTCGCATTGTGGGTCAGTATGGCATGGAGCAGTTTGTACAATATACAAATGCAGGCATTCAGCCTATCCACCAGGGCAATGACTTTGGGCAGGACATGGGATATCGCCTGCCGGTATTTGATATCAAGGTATCAGCGCAGAAGAAGAACGTGTACACCAAGGTTACTCAGAATGAGCTGGCTTTGCAGTTCTTCCAGCTTGGCTTCTTTAATCCTCAGATGGTAGACCAGGCGCTGATGACTCTGGATCTGATGGAGTTTGACGGCAAAGATACTGTCATGCAGAAAGTGGCGCAGAACGGCACGATGTTCCAGAAGCTTATCCAATATATGCAGCTGGCATTGGTGCTCACACAGCAGGTCCGTCCTGATATGGTGCAGGGTATCAGCCAGGATATCATGCAGATCATGGGTGGCGGTGCAGCTACGGCAGCAGGTGGAGCAGCTGGACAGATGTTCCAGAGCGACCATATTGCCGGCATTGGCAAAAAGGAACCGGCACAGGTAGAGAACGCAAGAGCGAAATCCGGACAAGCAGCACAGCCGGATGGTGACGCAGCGACAAGGAGAGCGAAGAAAAATGATTAAAGTAGTATATCACCGTCAATATCACCGCGTGACCGTTAAAGGCCATGCATATAGCGGCGAAGCTGGCCATGATCTGGTCTGTTCAGCCGCCTCCATTCTGACATACACTTTGGCTGCCAACATGAGCAACTTTGTAAGACTGGAGCATGCCAGACAACAGGTAATGGATCTGTACTCCGGAAATGCCGAGGTTAGCTTTGTGCCGCAGCGTCAGTACCGAAATGCCGCCACGCTCATGATGGATGCTATCTGCGTAGGCTATGAGTTGTTGGCCAGGGATTACCCTGACTTCATCAGCTATGAAATTAGAGGTTAGTAAAGGGATAGAGAAGCACATAGGCAAAGTGCTATCGTGTATATTACAGACGCGAGAAGCTGTAATTTATCTCCTAGGTATGTCGCCTCCCGGTGGGCGGCTAAAGTACACCGGGCTTGCTTTACAATCATTTTCGTGACATCACGAAATTGGTATATAGGGACTCGCCGCCCCGGTAGCGGCAGATTATATCGGAGGATTTACTCATGGAATACAAACACTTGCTCAATCTGCAACTGTTCGCTGGCGAAGGCGCCGGTGGTGACGGTGGTGGAGAAGGAGCATCCACGGGCGAAAGTGCTGTTGACGCCGGACAGCAGAGGTTGCTGGAATTGGGAGTTCCGGCAGATAAACTTCGCAAACGGGCGAGTAAGTCCGCTGCTAAAGCCCCTGTCGCAGTCAATACTGCACCGCAGGCACCGCAGCAGACGCAGGAGCAGGACGCCGCTGCCGCTAACCCCACGGAAGAACAGAATACGGATGCACCCACTCGTATGAGCTGGGATGAGATCATGGCAGACCCTGAGTACAACAAGCAGATGCAGGCTGTTGTACAGTCCAGACTTAAGAGCGCCAAAAATGCCGAGG